AACAGGGCGCCCATGTATTTCTTGGCCCCGATCAGTTCGTTGTAAAACTGTTGCGGCACGATGTAATTGCCCGTGGCGCCCACCGTCAAGTCGCGTTCTTCGCCGCCGATCACAATCACATTGCGATCGACTTTGCGCGCGCCCGCCAGTAGCAAGGCGCGTTCACTTTCACGCAAGGCTCGTTCGCCGCCGCGCACGTAGACTTCGAACGCGTCGCGATATTTCTTCGAACGCGCCAGCAGGCCGCCGGCGTCGTCGCTGTCGCCACTGTCGGCGCCCGGTTGTGGCCGCGGCGCCGGCACAATGGTGCGATTGGATTCTTCCAATCTTTCCGACCGCTCCAAAAGCGTAATTTGTTCGGTAATGCCGTCGGCTTCGTCCAGCATGGCCGATGCCTTGACGCGTTGCTCGGCCGTGCACCCTGGCGTCGTCAAAATGCGATGCGCCTCCGTGCCCAACTGGCCGCGCTTCAATTTCAAGTCTTGAATAAGCATTTCGCTTTTCCTCCGTCACAGTTGTTCATCAGTTCACGGTTTCGCGTGCGCGGATCCTTTGCGCGGCCCTTGCACACTCATCAGGCGATTCATGTTCGCTTTGCCATCGAAGGCAACGGCGCCAGGCCGCGACGAACGAACTTTTGTTTTACAGCTCGAGAAATCAGGCGGCGACGATGTGCGCCCTGGCGCGCAAAATCAGGGCGCGGCCTTGGGCGGCATCGCACAAACAATCCAGGCAATCGCAATCGGCGTGCGAACAGTTTTCGCAATCGCCGGCCAGGCATTGGGCGCACTCGCACGTACACAAACCTGGCTCGGCGGATCGCTCGGCGGATCGCCGGCCGCGTGCCCGCCCAGGCCGCGGCGCCGGCTGCCACACGCCCCGAATCACACGGCCGCGAAATTCATCCGGCACGCCCGCCGGCCACAACTCGCGCACCCGCGCCCCGCTGATCATGCGCAGGCCTCGATCGTCGCGCGTGCCCACCGACGTCGCGTCATAGGCCGGAAACGTCACCGGCCCGACGTCGTACAAGTCGACGTCTTGAATCTTGCGAAACGTGTTTACGTATCGGCCGGCTTCGTCGTATTCATCCGACCACGAATCCTTGCGCACAGTGAACGAAAACGAACAACCATCGACATCGCCGCGATCGATCATGCGCGGCACGTCGCGCCCGATCGACGTTTCCGGATCCGTGTCGGCGTCGAACTTTAAACCGTCGGCCGAATCCTCCAGTCGCATGGTTTCGTTTTTGGTGCGCGCCAGCACGTTATCGACGTTGTGGTTAAACAGGCAGCGCACGTCTTGCTTTTCGGATAAGGCGCGCGTAAATGCGCCCGGCTCGATCGATTCGATAAACCATCCGGTATCGTACGTTTGCGAATAGACCGCGCCCACGCCGGCGATGCCCGGCTTGTCGCCCGTGATGGTGCGCAATATCGCGCCCTTGATAAAACGAACTTCCGGAATCATGTCAAACCCTCCGTGTTGGTCAGTTCGCGATCGGCCGCAATCGCCGCGCTTTCCCTCGCCGCGTGAATGTGAACACTGCGCACCACGCGCCGAAATTCATCGCGGCATAGCTGTTCGGATAGATCGAACTTGTCGCCCTGGCGGCGCATGCGCCGCACCACGCCGTCGACCGCATCGCCGGCGATCCGCGCCACCGACCCATCTGGCCAGAATGTAAACGGATGCTCGTGCGCCGCGGCGTCGGCGATGGCGGCCACGGCCGGCGCCAGCTGCCCGCGCAAGGCCTCCACCTGGCCGCCGGCGCCGCGGAATGCTTCAACGAATCGCCGCCCGTGCGCCGCGGCATAACGGCCCAGAACACGCGCGCCCTCACTGTCGCCGCCCGCGGGCGCATCGCCGCCTGCGGGCGCATCGCCTTCGGTCAGTTGCTTACCCTTATTCGCCGCCGCGGGCGCCGGCATGTTTTTCACCTGGCGCGCGTCGACCATATTCATGGGCGATAGATAGATGTCGCCTTCGGATCCGATCGGATTGGCGCCTTGGGCGCGGCGCACATCGTTGGCCGATAACCACCCCCATTGCCGGCCCAACGCGAAACCCTCTTGCGTGGTTACGAAATCGCCGCGCAAGCGTTCGGAAAAATCAAATTCGATCACGTACTTGTAAGCCTTGCGACCGGCCCGCGGCATCAGTTTGCGAATCAGTTCCTTTTCGATGCGATTCGTATAAGGCCGCAATGTGTCGGTAACAAACGACAACGATTCTTGTTCGTGGTTGTTGTTAGAAAGTCGCGTCGAATCGCCCACCTTATGCGGCGCCACGCCGAACAGGCCGGCAATCTGCGTGCGCGTGAATTGCTGTGTCCCGATAAACTGCGAATCCTCCGGCGACATGCCGACGGTTTGCCATTTCCAAGGCGCCGTGAGCACGGCCACGCGGCGTTGATTTTCGCCCCCGTAATTGCGTTCCCAGGAATCTTTTAGATCGGCCTTTTGTTTGTCGGTTACAACGTTGCCCGGCTCGGGCGACAGGATACCGCCAGGAAACGCGCCATTGCCAAAGAAACGCCCGCCGAATTTCTCCGTCGCCCGCGCCACGCCTAACATCTGGCGCGCCAAAGTAATCGGCGAAAAACCCTTTAAACCATCGAAACAAAACAATGGTGAGTGAATCATCTCCGACTTGGGAATAATGCGTTCGCGGCCGTCAGGCATGCCCGACGTCGTAACGTATTCCAATTCGCCATTGCGATTGCGCCGCGGATTAGTGACGCCGGCCGACAACGGATAAAGGCCGCGCGCCTGGCCGCCGTTATCACGAATGATTTCGGCGTAACCGTTGCCCGCGGCCGACATATTGCCCGTGTACGCTTCCCACAACGCCGGCGCCGCCATTTCGTCGTTGGGTTCAACGGCCAGGGCGTACGTCAAATCGTGATCGATGCGCGTGCGCGTGCCGTCGTCGTTTACTTCATAGATCACCAACGGCAACGACGCCACCGATTCGGCGATCAGGCGCACGCAACGATAGACGGTCGTAATCTGCATGGCCGTGGCAACGTTGATTACTTCGCCCGCGGCCGTCGGTTCGCCGGCGCCTAACCATCCCAAAAACGCCGCCAGCGATAACGGCACGGATGGATTTTCGATACTGGCGCGCGAATCCGACCAACGCCGGCGAAGTGTTTCGAATAGCTTCATCGCATCGGCCCTCTATGCCAGGAAAAAAACATCATTGGTCGCCGCCGCCGGCGTGCCGATCATGGCGCGATTGATGGCATTAAACAACGCCGACGCCGGATCGATCTTTTGAAATCCGCCCGATTCTTTGCGCGGAAAAATATTTTCATTGGCATCCTCGCGCACCATCACGTTCGAAATCGCCCAGGTTAAAACCGGATTGCCGTCGTGATGAAATCGGCCCGACAACACCGCGGCCTCGAGTTCCTTCATGGCCGGCGAAAGATGCTGTGTCGTTTGCGGTATAGAAATCACCACGTCGGGCGGCGTTTTGGCGATTAGCTCTTGCTGCATTTGCAAGGCCGACCACGGATCAAAAGCGATACAGGCGAATTGATAGGTTTCCAGCTCCTGTTCGATTTCCTTTTGGATCCGCGGCAACTGGATTTCCGGCCCGTCGTGCGCGATTAACACCCCGTCGTGCACCCATTTTTCATAGTGTGGATGGTGCGAATCCATGGCCCGATCGCGCGGAATGTAGCTGCGCGGAAACGCGTAGTAATTGCGCCCGTTGTCCAGGTCGCGAATGAACACTTTGCAACGCGACGCCAAATCAATTTTGGCCGCCAGGTCGTCGCCTTCGAAGCATGGTTGGCCGCGGAAATCGTCGATTACCAAGGCCGGATCCGCGCACGCCCGCCAGGCTTCCATGTTCATCCACACCTGGCGCGCGTTCACCCACACGTCGAAGTGTTTGGTTTTGATGGTGGATTGCTTGTGCGCGCTCTGCATGGCTTCGCGTTGCTGCCCGCGCAAAAAATCCATGGACACGGAAACGCCGGCGTTGGGATTCGCTTTCAAAATGCCGGCGTCGGTTTTCCATTCCTCCGGATCGTCAATGGTATAGATCAAAGTAAAAAATCGTTCGTTCTCGAGCGTGCCCTCGAGAACTTTCTGCGCCTCTTGCTGCATCACGTAACACGGCCCTTCGATCAAACTTCCGGCCGTGGTAATGATGATGATCAGCGGTTGTTCGCGGGCGCCCGTGCCGGTTTCCATGGTTTCGAATAGATCCGGCGTGGCGTGTTCGTGATACTCGTCGATCAGCGCGCATGATGGCGATGCCCCGTCGCCCGGCTTTCCAATCACCGGCTCGAAACGCGAAAAATCATCTTCGATGATCAACGATTTGGCGTTAACGACAACCCCGAAATAGTGTTGCAATTCCGGCGTCTTTTGCACCATCAGCCAGGCTGTGCGAAAAATCTCCCAGGCCTGTTTTTCGGTCGTCGCCCCGCTGTACACTTCGGCGCCGTATTCGCCATCGGCGCAAAACAGTTTAAGGCCGACGCCGGCCGCCCAGGTTGATTTGGCATTTTTGCGCGACACGCAAATATAGACACGCCGAAACCGGCGCAGACCTGTCGACCGTTCGACCCATCCGAACAACGCCGCGGTTTTGAAAACTTGCCACGGTTCCAAGTGAATGCGGTTGGTTTTGCCCGCGCCCGGCCGCGCCCATTTTCCCTTGACGTGCGGCAATAACTCCAGAAACCGACAGGCCTGGCCGGCGCGTTTGCCATCGAACACAAACGGATAACTCGCATCCGCGTCGCTTCGCTCCAAATCGCGCAAATGTCGTTCGCAGGCCAGGCGCACCCATTTGCACGCAATGATCGTGCCGGCCATCACGGCGCGCGCGTATTGGTGCGCGATGGCCGCGAAATCCCTGGCCGGCTTAGTTAACGGTTTCGCCGCCGGCGTCGCGTTGCTGTTCGTGTTCAGCAGCAAGTTCGGCCCATTCGCTGGCCACTTCCGCGGCCTTGGCCTGGCCCTTGACGCGCGAACGTTCGGAAGGAATCAAACCCATTTGCGACAGGTTGCGATTCAGTTGCGCATAGTCGCCCGACGTCGCCTTGCCATTGCCGGCCGACGCCTTG